ATAGTGAAATAAAATCTCAAATTTTCATTTTAAAACAATTAGTTAAAGAGATTCTGGTCTAGTTATCTAGTACAGCCCCTAAAGAAATTATAAGGAAAGAAAGATGGTGCACCGGCTGAAATAGACTTAATGTGTCATGCTATATATCAACAGTATGTGGCAAATTTCGTATGGTATTTGTAATACTAAATGTAATACCAAAAAAGACGGCAGAATTACCCGCCGTTATTGTTTTGGCTAATTTGCGTCTTTAACCTCGCCGCCTGCGAAAATGTAAGGGTTAATGTAGCCTACATAATCTTCCGGGACAAAGTTTTCCGGTGGTTGCTCAATTAGCTTATTTAGCGCCCACTCATAAGGGATTGTGTTATAATCTGGCACTCCAGGGATGGTAAATGTATTAATACTTAAACTATCCTTACCCTCATCTTTTTTTGATTTGGACACAAAGGATGCCACAGTTAAAAAAGTACTACTGTTTATGTAGTCAATTTGTATGCCACTGACTATATGATAATTAGAGACCGCACCAGTGCGAGGGTCTTCCATTTTTTTTTCGATAAATTTCATTTTTACTCCATTTGTTTGTTAAAGGCCTTTTAAATCTATTATTAGCGCGTCAATCTTACCGTTTAAACCATAAGTTCCACCGCCTCCCTCTATAAGCATAGGGGTGATATATATACCTATATTTCTTCGCCCACCTATCCACTCCTCAAATGCGATTGCCGTTTGAGCTGTGTACATCCCATTATTGCGTTGTAGCGCAGGAGCTAAAAAAGCATTACTCATTTGCAATACAACGCCATATTTTTCGGACGTGTACTCTGATACGCCTGCGCATGTGCCATCAGGATTGGCGGACGACATGGCGACAGGGCTCATATATCTATTGGCCGATGAAAATACAATCTCATTATTAGTATTGTAAACATTTATCCCGTATTGACCGCTAGCAGGTCTAGGATTGCCAAATATATAGTACTCCAATTTTAACCCATGCCCTCCTGGGTTATTAGAGGGTAGCGGGACTGGGCACACTCGATTAATGCTAAAGCCGGACGCAGGCATAATCAATAAGTTATACCGTAATTGATTGCCACTCCTGCTAACCAGGTAACAGTTAACTACACAGGAGTTTGTCGCCCTAACTACAACTATCTCATCTAGATTACAAGTGATAGCTTGTTGCCCGTGGGTCAGCTCCCCTTTACGGATAAAGCTCATGCTTTTAAAATTGGCGTCTATACCTGCACCAAATCCATCAATCTCTAAGCCAAACATTAGTACGTCCCATAATATAATATATACTCTTGGTAGTTGGCCGAGCTAAAAACCACATTGCTATTTTGGTAATCAAAACTCAGCGCAACAACTCGACCAGCGACAATATTAGTGTTTAGCGGCAAAGCCATATAAAATGGCTTTTGACCTGGCCTTAAGTTGATGCGCTGCACTCCAGCTCCGCTTATCAATCGATAACCTTGTAGTTTGAGTATCCGTTTTTGGCTGGTAAACATAATACGCCCACTCTCATCAAAGATCTGCATGCCGTAATCGGCCATAAATCCTCCCTATGCAAGTTTGCCGATTAATACTCTAACCCTACCGTTCTCATCATACACAATAAATTGATTATTATTCATGACTAACCCTCGGTTATAAGAGCTTGCGCGAACTAAAAAATTACCACTACGTCCAACGCGCAAAATGCCATCATTGCCACTTATATCAATTTCCCCGCCCTCAATTTTAGGCGCTCTAATTGTTTGATTGGCTATGATATGCTCTCCGCGTATCGTATTAGCAACAATACTACCTCCATGCACCTCGGTTAATCCTGCATTAACCCAAGGGCTAGGCTCAGTTGTGTGCTCAGTGCACTCCTCAAGCATGGGGCGGGCGCAGTAATACTCGGCGTAGGTTTTATTTTTGGCGTATCTATTGACCCTTACAAGTAGTAGTACCCTCCCGGTTTCGGGCGCGCGGAATTTAACAAAAATCCGCTTTGCATCAAACCCAAGCCCTTTTTGAAATTTAATTGACTCCGCCACCTCGAAATTATTTGGCTTACCATCTACGTTGTCGCTGCCGGCTAATACTGTCTCTCCAATAGGGCCGTTAAATACCTCGCTGTTTGCGCTATAACTCTCGATTATCAAAGAGCCTGCGCAGTTATCGCCGCCAACATAAATACTTGCTATATACCAACCACCAGCCCTCACGTTTTCAAACTTCCTAAAAACGTCAACTGATGCACGGCGGTTGGCGACTGTATTAAATTGTTCGGCAGTGCCGTCTAGTCTTATAACTCTCCAGCACTCATTTTTCTCACCCTTTGGGTGCCAATCTCTAATGCTATACTCTTTAGATTCCGGAGAGACGGACGGGCAACCTGTCCAATCTCCAATTTTTCCGCCGAACGCAAACCATCCGTAGGCATTATTGGCAAATATCGGATTGTACAATATATTACCGCCACCACCGGACGACAATTTATCGCGTGTTACAGTGCCAGCTACAACCAGATCTCCGCGGATGCCAACAAGACCATTAGCAACGCTAAAGACTTGCTTAACATTGCTATCATTAGCATTAGCCACAATCCCAAATTTATCAGCCATGACAATCACAGATGATTCGGTCTCGTTTGCGCCTAATGCAATGCCTGCGATAGCCTTTCTTCCGCCGCTAATTGTTTGCGTTTTGATGGTGTGCATTGAGCTAATTTTACCGTTAATGCCAGTAACGGTATTGCTCATTTGCGATACTGTAGCTTCCGCACCTCCAACTCTCGCGGTTAACTCACTCATTTTTTGAGATTGAGCATTTTCTTTTGTGGCTTGCGCTTGCTGGTAGCTTGTTAAATCCGCTGATATTTTTGCGATCCCGGTTGCGCTATCTTCTGGGGCTGGGCTCCAGTCTGTTGCTGCTGTACCGCGCTCTAGCTTGACATTTGACACCTTAATATTATCAGACGTTTGGTATCTTGCTTGTACGATAATATTACGGATAGATTTAACCGCTTTAGCGATAGTGTGTTTAGCCTCAATCCTCTGTTTTAAGGTCTTTTTAACACCGTTAACCGCCTCATCATACCAAACCGAAAAATAACCAACGGAATTATCATCATAAACCACTGATAGCTCGGCCCCTATGCGAGGATATGGCTTACCGTAAGTGGATGTCGCGTTAGACACATCAATATCGCACGAGATAACTAAGGCATCCCCTTGTTTTAGGGTTAGGGACGGTGACACGTCTATATTGATTGTCTTAGTTTGGTTATTGCCATTTACTGTTAAGGTTTTGTCTTGCGACCCTGTCAATAACGCATAGTTACGGCCACCAGATGCCACGCCGTCAACTTTGGCGGATAAAGTGCGGATTTCCGTTGCTCTTGCGTCATCTTGTTGAGTGACGGTCTCTCGTAGAGATGAGATGCCACTTTCCGCCGCCGCTACTCTACCCGCTAATGCAGATCTAGCCTGAGCTTCCACTCTATCCCCGTCCGCTCTCGCCTTTTGCTCAGCTGTGATGCCAGATAATGCGCTTTCGGCTTTGGCTGTGACAGTTTTAATTGCTTCTGCCTGGGATTTGTCGGCTTTTTCTAGTTTTTGTATCGCAGTGCCAGTCACCGCAGCTTGATTGTTTAATTGCTGTATTACGCTATTGACAGCCGCAATACGCGCCTTAGTCTCCTCTGAGATTGACCCACTAAGCTCGGTTTTTAGGCTTGCAATTAACTCTCTGCCAATACCTACTTTAGCGACCGCCTCCTCAACCATGTTTAACAGGCTTTCTGGGTTGCGTTCGGGCTCACCAAATACCGCCTCTGTAAACTCCCCTTTGTTATTATTTTTGTCACCACATCGTAACCAAAAATAATACTCTTGGTTTATCCCAACCCCACTAACAATATAATTGTTTTGTGGATAAGATAGAGTTGCGATTTTGATCGCTTTTTCGAGGTCGTTGGTTTCGCTCCGCCATACCTCCGTATAATTGCCTATGGTGGCGGTTTTTGGCAGGTCCCAATCCAACTCAACCGCAAATAACAGTGATTTAGTTACAAATCTAGGGATATTTAGACTAATCTCAAACGTACGCACAACAGGGTCGGATAATTGACCTGCGCTATTTTTGCTCCGTATCTCTACTGAGTAAGACCCATCTGGGAGGTTTTCAAATGTTATCTCAGGGCTGTCTAAATCTAAGTGTGTACTGTATAGATTGCCGTTGCGATATAGCTTTATATCGTACTTAACAGGCCCTACGCTTGTTGAGGTTGTCCATGTGACTTTAACACCGCCATCACCAAAACTAATATCAGCGTTAGCGGGTTTTGTGACTCCTGATGAGTGAGTTGTTGTAGCAACCGGGACAAAATTAGCGCTTTTATCAACAATAGCCTCTTTTTGCGGCTCATGTTGTAATGCGGTAATGGTGTAGCTTCCGTTTTCGTTTTCGGTGATGCCTAATGCGCGGTAGAGTTGCGTTGACACTATGCCTGATTTAAGCACCCAGTTATCCAAAATATCTAACTCTTGTGGCTCACTCTCCAAAGTAATAATTGCCGGATTGTCATCATCAACTGAGCTAACCTTAATTTTTACAAGGCCAGTAGATGAGATGTAATTTAGATACCCCTCGCCTACAATCTCCACAGGCTGATCTAACGTTACCTTACGACCATCAACCGCAATTACTCTGCCTCCAATTACCTTACCGGCATAATTATTATCGGCAACCTCAATAATATCGCCAGGCAAATGCATCAACCCTTGACGACCAACGGCAAAAGTAATCGTGCATTGCTCTAGTCTCGATGTCTCTAGTACCCACTGCCCGTATCTGTGTGCCTGTCCTCGTGATGTGCATCCGTAAGCTGTTATTTTTTTTACATTGTAACCGTAGCGAGCTATCATACTGTCATTTGACACGTACTCAATCGCCTTTTGGTACATGTTGCGCTCGTCTGCGTACTCGACCTCAACAGCGGTAAAAATAGCCTTGCCTGCGGCGTATTGGCGCACAAACTTACCGTCAACCACGTTTGATTGAGTGTATAAGCACACTGGGTCACCAGGGCGGTCTTGTACCGATGTAAATTGCGTACCATCCCAAGCCGCGATCGAGCGAAAAACAGACGCCATATCGGATATTACGTTATAAGCATCTCTTTGCAAGGTTAGCCATAAATTAGACACCATCCGAGGTTCTTTTCCCCCGTACCCGTCATCGACTAACTCATCACAATATTTAGCAATCTCGTATAACGTAAATTTATCAACACCAAAATCACCAATACGTTTACCCAAGCCCGCTAAATCGTTAGTGATTATGTCGTAAAAAATCCACGCCGGGTTATTCGTCCAGTCTAATTTAAAATCACCGCGCCAAAGGCCAGGGTCATATTTACGCGTGTCAGGATTGTATGTTGTAGGTATTTTAATAATCCGTCCATGTAACAAAAAATTCATGTTCGGAAAATTTTGGACGTATCGGCTATCTATTTTTACGCCAACTAATGCCATATTTGGATAGCTTAACCGAGTATCGATGATCTCAGTATAACTAACCCAATGAGTACCATTTTGCAGGCGTTGCGATTTGCTATCCTCGGTTAATCTCTTAGTAGTGACGGTAAATGGTCTAGGTGGCAAATTACTAATGATATAACTACGGTAAAATCGAGACGACGATTTACCGGATATTTTATACTGCCCGCGCACCGAGCCATTTATTAGCACCTGAAAATCAACTTCCGAGCCATGCGTTTCGCCTTTTTCGTTTTGCGAGAAAAGCGCGTTAACTCCCATTGTAATGCGTAATCTTGTTACGTCAGGGTCTGTAACGGATCTTGTGATCGGATGTTGTTGTTTGATCTCTGTGCTAACCGACACCTCTCTTTCCGATTCGTTAAATCCGGTTAGTGGGGGTTGGTTTTGATACCCTAAATTAAATTGGATCTCGGTATTAACAAAATTAAAACTACTGAGGTCTCCATTTGACGAGCCTTTACTTTTTATTGGTGTATTATCAAAAAAAGTATCTTCCCATTTGTTCGCCGGGCCTTTTATTGGCCCTAGAGAGATCAACCCTATTGCGCGTAACTTTTGAGCAGACCGCAAAGAGTCCGGCGCCTCGTATGGAGTGTGGCTTCCGCTACTGTTGTTGTTATTATCACCATTATCATTTTGAGATGTATTATCGCGATATGCATACCACCGCTTAGGATTAGGCTTAGGCTTACCCGCATCCCCCGCCTGATTTTTATTGCTTGCTAACTGGTCTAGCGCACTCACATCATCAAAAGTCTCAATACCTTGAGATATGAGCACAAGACTTGTTAGCATCTTGCCGTAAAGCAAAGGCACTGGTCTGCCTTGCGGGGTCAAATTGAGGATGTTGCTAAATGAGGTGCTTTGTTTTTTTTCGCCGGCATCCCCATTTTTTAAAGAGCCCGGGTCGGGCATTGACGGAGGTTTGGTTAACAATCCAACAACTCCAGATAACGCAAGCGATGTGCCAATAGACCCAATCATGGTGGCTGCTAAACCCCATGCTGGAGGTGCGTAAAACGCAACAACCATTAACACAACTCCAGCAACAATTTTTAATACATTGCCGCCCTTACCCGCTCCAGCAACTACAGGAGTAAAATGCACTGTGCAGCCATCTTTAAGGTCAATGATTGGCGTTGTTTTGATCTGCTCCTCGGATAGATACTTGCTGCCAACTCGGATTTTGTAATAGCCTTTGCTGACGTGCTGTCTAAGACCTTTAATTTGCGTAAATAACCCGCTCATAAGCTCTCTAAAGTTGCTAACCTCTAGCTCTATCGGGCCGTCTGCAAATCGTTTAAGATCGCCGTAAAATTTAACTTGTACCAATCTTTAAATCTCCATATTGAGTGAGTGTGCTTGAGCCAAAATCCGTTATACGGTACGCGCGCAGACAATCTATCCTCGCTGTGGTGTATCATCATTTGATTGCCCAAATAAACCCCGGCATGATTAGCCACACCAGCACCAACTTGGATTAAGATAATGTCACCAAGCTGTACGTCATCCTCTTGCATCAACTTGTAAAATCCGCATCGTTGCAATCCCTCCTCGTACAGATTGGAGGATTCAAACCAATCAAACGGATATTCCGACCTGTCGTCTAAATCAATACCGGACAACATATAGCTGTCTAATACGATATTTCGGCAGTCTTGTTTGTTGTTTTCAAACTGCCGTCCGATCAGCGGTTGGATGTTGCGAAAACACTTAATATCACCATCAACCACAAGCCAAAAATCCAAATCTAACCGCACTTGGCACTCTCTGTCTGCCGTGGACAAATAAGGCAATCCGCGCTCATCATCAAAACTAGGGTGTGAGTGGACTAGCGCAATAATCTCTCCAATATCCTCAGCGCCGATAAATTCTTCCGGCGCAATCTCAAAATAATTGATTGGGTCGGGCGATACGTTGACGCACGGGATATAGATATTTTGCTTGCCGTCAAAAACAACAAAGCCGCATGATTCCTGCGGCTTGCATTGTTCGGCGTGTGCCAATATCTCTTGTTTTAACTTGTCATCAATCATGATTAGTTACCGTATTGTGTCGTACTCGGGAATCCGCCAAAAGGTAAAGCCGCCCCGTTACCAAAGCGTAATTTACAACCCCTTATGCAGTGCGAACACTTATCCTTTTTGAGGTCTTTTGTTGGATTATCAAACTCATCTGCCACCGCGCCACCAGTGTAACCACATTGAGCAGACCGATACTGCCAAATGCAAGTGTCAGAGGTAATCATTAGCAACGGGATTTTTGCGTTATCCGTCTCAGCCGGGGACGCAAGCTCAAAAGTTGCCTGCTGATCGTCAAGCGATTTTAACTGCTCAATGATATAGTAACTGCGCACCTCTTGATTCGGGTCGGCGCTAGGATTAACACCTCCCGGAAAGTTTTTAGCGTCCAAATGCTCGGCATAAACAAGGCGCCGAGTGACTTTAGCCCCCACTCCTTGCCCAAAGTGAGCCACAATACCGGTAACCAATCCGTAAAGATTGGAAACCGTTAATGTCGGTCTATTGCTTGGCCCTTGTCCGCTAATCTCAAATCCATCTGCTTTAATTGGGTAGGCTTGATACTCGTTACCCTGCCACCACAAGTTAACTTGTGACTGATTTAAGCCATTGTGAAACCGCAGCAACTCGCCTTTAGCACTTTGATCTGTACTGCTTGAGATGTGACGCAAATCAATTTCCCATAGCTCAACCAAGGCGCCCTGTTCTAGTTCTGGCAAAAGTGCGGTCATTTTATCCGGTAGTTTTTTTGGCATATTTACTCCAATAAAAAAACCGCACTTCGATTAAAAGTGCGGTTGATTGAAATCACGCGTTATGGATTTATTTAAGTTTATCTAAAAAATCGCTTGGGGTTATATCTGATAGATACTCGAATTGCATGTCAAATATATCCCACTCATAAACAATCCTTAAAAAAGTTAGAGCCTCAAAAAATTGATCTCTTGGGCTTGGTTGATTTATGGCGTGAATGAATTGTTTAATAGCTAAATCTAAATCTTTTTCATCGATACCAAAAACAAAATCCATATACTTGCGGAAAATATCCCTTATATTATCGTCCACAACGGTGTTATTAACATCATTGGTCTTTACGCCAAAAGCCTGCTCGTAAAGTTTAATTCGATTTTTTATGACTTTTGCCTCTATTTCTTTGATGCGCATAATTTCACCAAAAAGTTTAACCATAACCACGCCACAAATTAAATTTGCGGTTATATTATATAACAAAAACCGTTATGCTGTCGGGAGGGCTTCCGCTTTGTATTTAAGGCTAGTTATTACATTGGCAGCAATCTTGGTCTGCGCCAAGCCCCTAAACTAATCCTGAAAATATTCTCTTTGTCTTTTTTTATGACCTGCTTCTCCACTACTGGGTCGAAT